TAACTGGCTTTTTTGTGTCTGTAAAATAGTGTCCACATTCTGACCACATATTTTCAAAACCCTTCCCTCGCGGGGCGGTCACTCGCCGTGACAGGCTGTCACTAAAACAAAAATACAAGTGGTTTGTCAGAGTGGTAATTATAACAGGGAAAGAAAGTGCAGATGTTAGCTGCACCTTTAGGTTGATATTGAACCCAAGTCAATCATAGCTGGTTGATTGCCAAACAAGCTCATATCAAAGCTACTGGAATGCTGACATGGCTGCGCCATTAAAACTGACATAATCAACAACTCTCAACTGTATGATTATTAACAATTTATGCACTTCATCACTGTGCACTCAACTTTTATGGTTGAGTCTGCATCTTCGAGAATGACATAGCCATTATTAGTACATTCAGTAAAGAGCTTTAATTCATTTATATCGATATAAAGCTCATATCCGATAAAGACCAAATACCCAAAAAGCGTCAATATCAAAGCTAAGTAAAGATAGCGCTTTACCATAACTAAACCCCCTGCTCTTCTTTATCTAGCCCAAGTCCCAAGCCCAAATCCAAGCTTTTCTCAGTCTTTTCTGGTTGCTCTTTGGGTAGTGGTATTTTGTTGTAATCAATAGGTTTACAAATTGAGACGTGCTCGGCATGGCCTTGCATGATGATGACTTGGCAATCTGATAAGTATCGAGTTCGATAACCCATGCCGAGTAAGTCAGCATTGGTTATGCTGACCGTGCCGAACTTCTCAGAATGTAGCTCAAACAGCACATTTGTGTATGTGCGTCTGTCTGAGACTTCGTGCACCGACCCCGTGACAAAAATATCAGTGGCAGAGTATGGAAGGGTTAAAACAGGCTGTTTATGACTATCAACCGGAACAGCGTCATTATGATTAGTAGCACCAGTATTCTGCTGACTATTTTCCACAGAAACAGTCGGACCTTGCGTGTTTTCTTCCACATCGAACGAACCAGAGAGCCACATGCCGAAATAAACAAGACAAGCAAAAATGAGCACAACTGAAAAAGCAACTGAGGGGTGCATAAGAAAGTTGAAACCGCCGCCCTCATTAAATTCTGTTGTCGCAGTTGACTTATATAGCTGATGAACTTCAACCGGAATGTATTGGAATTTAGTTGTGTCGCCTTTGTGAATTGTTGTTGGGTTTGTTGTTGCTTTGTGTTCATGTAAACGAGTCCTACGTTTAAACCATTTAATAGACTTCAAAGATGCAAAAAATTTGAATGCATATGCTTGCTCACACACACCACGAATATATGAGTGAACAGCGGTGATATCAGGCGTGCAACATACGATGTCCCAGTTATATTTACGATGACGCATGTACGCTTCTTTCAATGAACGGGGGTAGATAATATGCCCAAGCTCGTTGTAAATTGGTTGTCCCAAATCATCGACGGTTAACGAATCCTCAGAAGCTTTGTAGGTTTCAAGAACTTCAATATGATAAATGAAAAAATCAGGCGGGATTTTATCCTCATACTCCATGATATTTTTATAGTCGCATGTTTCTGGTTTGAATAGCCGTACTTCTGAGGGGTATATATCTTGAACTTCGTCCATCAAGATAAATGCGCCACATGGCATCCAATGATACCAGTTGCGCCAAAGGTTAAGCCCCTGTTCTAGCTGAGAAGAAATACGCCAAAGTTTTGCAGATTCAGGAAATTCCTCACCTAGAATCGCTGAAATTTGCTCAAGGGTCTTAATACCTTCAACATTTGTAACACAAGTTCTACCAGCTCTCAATGCTGGTAAAAGCCTGTACCAAACAGCAGATGCGCTTTTAAAAGAACCTGGCGCGCCGTGAAATATGTGAGCCGCCATTAGAAGAACCTCATTACGTATCGGGTAACATATGCATTAATAATGATGTTGAATGCATCAAGTGCGCGCATATCCGCTACGGCCGCTCTTACATCAGCAGGAAGTGCTGACAATGCCGAAGACACTTGAGAAGTAACATTGAAGTTTTCTAGTATCTGCTTTGCAACGAGCCAAGAGAACTTAATCATTTCTAGCTCTAATTTGAGGCTGGCCAGTACAACCCATTCAATGAGCCAAGCGTAGAATCGAATTATAAATTCGGGTATATCAGTATCAAAGAAAGCCCAAAAGTCGGTAATAAAATCGCTCATCATATCGAGCCAACCATCAAAACCCGTATAACTATTAGCTAATACTGAGAACGACATTAAAGTAAAAAAAGTAATTATAAAGAGCTTGGTTTTAGTCATCCGTGCGACCCCCTAGAACAATGATTAAAGCGGTAAGCGATGCAATAAAAATAAGCACCGGTGCTAATGTTTGGTAGAAGTTCGAAAACCTGCCAAATGAGATATCAATATCATTTCCGTATAGCGAGATTGAGCGGGATTCATACGATGCAGCGCCATGAGAATCAATATCAAAAATGGTGCTTAACTCGGTGCGAATGTTATCCACTTCGGTTTTGTTTGTTTCGATTTGTTCGGTTATTTTTGTCTGTAATTCTTGAATATCTGATTGTGTAAAAAGCGTCGTCAAGCCGCCCTGCTTGCCGCCTTGGTCAGTTGAAAGGTCAAGACACTCGACGCCAGTACATTGATTGCAATCTGGGCCCTCACAAGGAGTTTCGCCGTTGCCGTCACCATTTCCACCACCGTCACCATTTCCACCACCGTCACCATTTCCGCCGCCATCAGTGCCACCACTGACAGCACTTGTAAGTGCATCAATAGATGTTTGAGTAGATACGCGATTTTGTTCAGAACTGTTGAGCATGAGCCCAAGAATATCGTTTGTTGTTTTTGCTGTTTCGACTTGTACAGTCTGATTGTGAGACATCGGCATGAGTAAGTTATTGGTGTTTCTTGCGACATCTGTTGAAACCATATCTTGTGCAACCAAGTGTTTAAGAATTTCCGTTGAATCGTTTTGCTGTTTGAACTGAGCAGCATCAAATTGTGCATTGTTATCAATGAGTGATGTTAGATTGTCATTAACTTGATTGAGCGCATCAATATCAATTCCTGCGTCTGAATTGTCTCCAGCCTGTGCCTCGGGTAGCGCCTGTTGACCATACAAATGTGAATCAGGGAGAGGGTCTAAATTGATGGGGTCTAGAACACTTGCAGTTATAGGTTGTTTAGTAAAATCACCGTCATGCTGTCCACATGGATACCACTCTTGATTGCCGTATGACGCTGAAATCATGTAGCCGCGATGTTCTTCTGAATACCCATACTGACAAACTGATTGGTCGGGGTTGTCAAAGCAACGGTCTGATTTATCAACCGAAAACATAAATTTGTCTGTGAGCGGGTTTGGCGCTGGACAATCGGGGTCTAAGTTCATGGTCAAAAGACAAACTTTTTGGCCATTCTTATCGACAGGGCCTTGGCTATAGTTAGGATTCGGACATGTATACTGTGTTTCTGTTGAGCGTATCAATAAGCGTCCAGAACCCCATTTCTCAATCCTGATTTTTCTATATGAATGAGTGTTCGAATCATACACACTCTTTGTATATACCTTTTTACAATTAATAGCGATTTCAGTCGGATTTACATTATGACTGTCACAAGAAGAGCCACCACCTGTTGACCAAGAGGCGTCAGGTGGAAATATTTGTCCTAAAACAATCGTTTCACACGCACCTGTATCGCCGATAGGAACAGGGCGTCCTAGGCATGTATTAAAGCCGCCAGTGATTGGCTTAGCTGGAATAAACTCTGGTGTATCCGAAGAATACGAGAAATTTGAGAAAAAAAAGGCGCTAAGTAGCGCCGTATAAATGAGTAAACGCATTTAACGCCTTCCTTGTTTAACTAGCTCTTACACCCGATGTAAAGCCTGAGATAAAGCAATACAAAAGACTGCAAGCTAGCAAAATAGTGACAGCCATTAACGAGACAACTTAGACACGATAAAACCGACACCAAAGCCGATTGCAGCTAATGCAAGTAACCCAACAACAACCGTTGTGTAGTTTGTTTGACCCGCGGTGATAGCAGCAGCAAGTGTGGCGCCAACATCTGGCGTTGAGGCGAGTGCCGAACCAGAAGCAACCATTGCTCCAGTAGCTATACCGAATTTAGCTAGACGAGAATCTTTAACTTTCTGAGTTGCCTGAATTAAAGTGCCTTTGATTGATTTCATAATTGATTTCCTTTTATTTAAGATTTACCCATTGTCCGAACGATTCGGCCTACTGCATGGGCTGTTACAAATGCTGTTAAACCAGCGGTGGTAATGAGTCCGAAATCTGCGAGATCGAACGCGAATAACGTGTTCAGAGTGTCTATCACTCCATTCAGCTGTAACGACTGCAATTCTGCTTGAGTGATCAGAACGTAGTCGCATACAGCAGAATCATTGCTGATGTATAGTGCGCCTGACTGAGTTGAAGTGACGCACTGCATCGTTATGCCTTTTTAGTTGGGTTGGTTGACGCGATGGAATTCAAACGAAAGCCATTCCACGCCATCTGGCGCGCCACGTTTGCACCCTCGTAATATTCGAGATTAAGCAGTACAGGACGAAGCCCCCACCCGTTCGGATCAGACTGTAATTCCTCAAGCTGTTTGTACGTGCCGTTCTCCACTTGCTCAGGGGTTACTTTCACCGTCCAAATGCTTGCAGGCGCTTTTGTGTGAAACTTAAATTCACCCGCTGTAGGCAGAGCGCCGCCCTTGTCGTCCGTTTTGGTAACGAGCTTTAATTCTGTGATTGCACCTTCTATTCCGGCCATGGTTAGCCCTCCTTTTGATATTCTTCAATTAGTTTGTACTGCGTTGTAAGTAAGTCTTTTAGTCGTGTCTGGTAACTCATTTTTCGCTCCGGTTACAGTTAATGACACAAGTCCAAGCGCTAGCGGCGAGCCGCTACGCTTAGGCTTCGCTTGGCGTCTCTCCGCTAGCTATGCATGGAATATCTGAACTGTGTACGACTGAGCTAAGCGCTTCGTAGTCCATGAACAAACACATGTTTTGATAGTCTTCGATTGCACACGATTCGAGGAAGGCCATTTCTTCTTCACTCGGTTGTAAGTAGCGCTCGTCCTCTATCCAGCTATGAATAGATTCAGAAACGCCAAGCATGATTTTGCGCTGTGCTTCTATTTCTTTTTCGGTAAGTACTTGGCTTGTGCCTCTGCGGCTAATCACTACTACTGAATCCCAAGCAACACCTAAAATTCGATTAGCCGGGCGGTCACCGTATTTGGTAGCAAACAGCGGTGACTTGGCTTCGCTGCGGCTGATTTCGCCTGTAATACGGTCAACAATGTCAGGAATTTGATAGTGAATGCGTACCGTTTGGTCTTTACGCTTAACCTGCACGCCACCCATGGCAATACAAAAAGCGGCCCAGTCAGACGCATCCGCAGCAGCGCGTACTTTTTCTAAAGCAAAACGTGAAATATTATCTAATGTTGTATTCATACTATTTGCGACCTCGCATTTACCGGACTCACCCTGTCCTAGTCTTCTCAACTCACGCCATGCTGTTACGCTAGGACCACCGATTTGTTGGAAACGTCTTAAGTTAAAAGTGGATGCCCATGTACTTGCACGTTCGGCAGCATCTGCGGGTAATACAGATAACTCACCAGATTGGGCACAAGTCACGGTGTCTATGTTTGAGCCTGTCACAGCCTTGGTGATGTATTTAGCGATGTAACCCGCTGCACTGCCCTTGTTAGGGTCAATGCGAATAGGCTTAAAACGGGCTGTACTGGTTTTAAATTCTTGTGGGTTGTCTTCAGTACACAAGCTTTTTAAGATTTTACGTGCCTCAATGGTTTGGCCCTTTTCAAAGAACAGCAGCATGTGCCAATGTGGACAACCATCATGATGCGGCTCAACAACTCTAAAGCCATAAGGGCGAATCTTTTTCTTAGCAAATAAAGCGCGTGCGCGTTCCCATAATTTGGTGAAGTAGTCTTGTGCCGCTTTGGGTGTAGAGCCATCGTATTTTTTATTAGGGATACCCGTTGCATGCACTGAATGAAAACGACTTGGCGCGGTCATTGTGTAAAACTCGCCTACATGACCGAGCAATTGTGCGCACTCTTCAAAGCCACGAATACGCACCATCAATTCACTTGCTAGCTGCTTGCCACTGGTAGAGCTGCGGCCTGCTACGTCTTTTAATGACTCAAACTCACTAAATGGATTTGCGTCTTCTGGCACAACAAACAAATCGCTCATTAACTGCTCTGATTTTGCCGCGCGTTCGCGTTTGCTTCTTACAGTAAATTCACTGACATACGCGGAGGATTTCTTATGAACGGTTCTCAAATCACGAGCAAGTTGCTCAATCACTAAAGCCTGTTTTTGGCGTAGCTTTCGACGCCACCACAAAGGGCAGGCCATACGATTAAGTGCACCATTCAAAGCTTCATAAGCTGCTTCAATTTCTTGCTCAGTGAATGCATCTTTAAATACCTGATGCACGTCAAAATATGTCGTATCAAATTCAGGTGGCTCAATTGCATACTGGCGAATACAGTCCGCGCAGTATGTGTAATTGAAATAGGTATAGCCTTCGGTTTTTAGTTTAAGCTCAATCCTGCGCGCTTTTTTTTCTGCGATTTCGCATAGTTCGTCATCGCTAACAGATAAGCGAATATCACCAAGCATTAAGCATTTATCCGCATCTAATAGGCGCTTTCTTGCTTCTTCGTAACCAAAGTACTTTTCTGTTTGCAAGTAGCCATTGGCAAGCATGATGGACAATGAGCTATGGGTTTGCAGGATGTTAGAGCGCTCGCTATCAAAGGTGCAATAGTGACCATACTTTTCTAACCACTCGCTACGGTCTTTTATGCCGCTCAACTCAGATATAACTTTTGCGGTTCGAGGTGGTGTTACATCCTGAATCGCTTTTGCTGATGACTCAGCAGGAAAGATTCTCTCAAAAAGCGATAGCGAGCGCTCATGTAGAGGTTTAATTTCTGGTGCTGGTTTAATCGCTTTAATGCGACGTGTCCGTTCTGGTTGAGCAAGCATTTTAAAAACTCCTATCCTTGAAGATTAAATTCCATACCTGCTTGCTTTGCAGCATCAGCGTATAAAGCGACCATATTGATGTACTTTTTCACGCGAGCTGGGTTCTCTACACCGTCAGTCGGCGGCATGTAAACTGGCAGTCGACCTCGCTGGATTGCATTGACTACATCTTTCACGCCTATTCCTTGCAATTCTGCGTATGCGTCATAAGTTAGAATTGGTGCAGGAATCGATAAAATTAATTGCTGAGCCATGTTATATTCCTTGGTTGTCTGTCTGAAACTAACGAAATGAAGCCTAAACCAACATTATTTGTTGGTCAATAGCATTTTATGCGGCTTAATCATCAAATAATGGTGTTGAACTATGCGTGAAGCTAGAGAAGTGTTTGAAGAGATTAAGGTTTTATACGGTTTTAAAAACCTCACTGAACTATCAAAATTTTTTGGAAAAAATGGTAACTGGGCCGCTTCGATGATCAAAAACGAGTCAATTCCTTACCCTCAATGCGCACAGGTATGCACTGAAAAGAATGTCTCTATGGACTGGCTTTTATTTGATAAAAAAGGACAATCAATTGAGCGAAGCGAGTTACTCGAACTAATTCAAGAAGGGTTATTTGAGTCAAAGGAATTGGCTATTTTGGAAGATTTAACATTGGAACAATTAAAGGCCACTTCTGTACTTGTGTTAAAACAGATTGAATCAATAATCAACACAACAAACAATATTACATCGAAAAATAATAAGACTGTTTAAATAACTTATCGCCTAAATAACTAACTTGAATTATTCAGTCTGGATTCAAGTTAGTTAAATATCACTAAGATCTATTTCTAACACTCATCGCCTTACAAATATAAAAATAAAAAGGATAAGAAAAGCCATAATTGATGTAGCACAACCCATGCGCTGAATACTTGCATAAGTATTAGCTCTTTCTTGAGAAAACAAATATCGCTCTTGCTCGTTCTCCGCCCTTTTTTCTTGTGTTTTGTATGCTTGCTCCCAATATAACACATCGATTTTTATACAAGCATCATGTTGCTTGGAGTACCTTTTAATACATGAGTTATATTGACTTTTTTTATCTTTAAAAACTTGCCTTGCTGCGCCTGTTGCTACAACATAATTATCCGCTTTGTTTTTTATACGTAGAGCTTCATTCGTGTATTTATGAATGTAAAATTCAGACCCGAACAAAAAAGAGAAGAAAATAAAAGAACTAAAAAAAAGGAAAAATTTATTCATGTGAATCCCTTCTGTTGAAGCTACTTTACGGCTTTAATTTTAAAATCACGAGGTATGTCAATCCCTCCTCGCTCTCTGTAGTTGTCGAACTTATCATTCCACTTTTGCTTTGCATCAAACCGCTGTTCAATCGGTAAGTTTGTAATACTATCAAGCTCATCAAGCAGCTGTTTTGCCAGCTCATCTAAATCAGGCTGCTCCTTCTTCTGCCCTCTCAATAGAGAAAGAATAATCATCAAGGTGAGTACTATACAAAATATCGCTATCGGTAATTCGGTATACACTTTAACAACCACCTATATTTGAACCCAAACAGAAGAATAAAAATCATCATAGATGCGGTTACGTTGACCGTTGATGAGTAGACCAAATAAAACCAGTGACTTTCGTATCGGTGTACGAAAGCCAAGTAATGCATTGCCAAATAAGAGAGCATATTGATAAAGCTTAGGCAGAATACTAAAACAACAGATTTTGAATGTTGAACTTTTAAAATAGAGTGGAGTATATATATTGAAAATATAGTGACAGCATCATACAGAACCCAGTTTAGATAATAGGCATCAAGAGCCATAAAGCTATTACCAGTTTGAGCCAATTCATTTCGGAAATAGCTAAATCCATATGACGCAGCGTACAAGCTTGAAGAAATTTTTATTGATGATTCTCGTTTAAAATAAAACGCACACAAGCATGACAATAAAAACCCCAAAAATACTATAGTGTCTATAGTGAGAATATACGACCAACCAGTGAGCAGTTTGACTTCTAGCATTGATAAAAGCCTATTACCCTTTTTTGATAGTGTCTGGGGTTTGAGCGTATGCTTTTTTAGTAACCACTACAGCTCCACCATCTCGACCACCATAAATGGTTTTTAAATATTTTTTCTGTAACAGCAGGGAATTGTGACTTTTAATTGATTTTTTATTAGACATCGCTATAACCTCCTTATGTATGCGATGCAAACATATTAATTTTTTGTAACTTTTTGTCAATAAGGTTGAGTTGTATGTCTATAAAAAAGGTAGAAAATGGATATTTTCTAGACATTAGACCGTGGGGCCGTGAAGGTAAGCGGGTTAGAAAAACGTTTAAGACTCGTTCAGAAGCACAGCGATATCAAAATCACATAGTTGCAGAGGCGCAAAATAAGCCTTGGATGCAAAAGCAAGATGATAAACGCCGCCTCTCTGAAATTATTGATAAGTGGTATGACGTACACGGAAGAACCTACACCCAACCAGAGTTAACCAAAAACAAACTAGACGCAATAGCTGTTGCACTTAAAAATCCTATCGCACAAAACCTATCAGCAAATGACTATAGCCAGTGGCGCGGTAAACGCCTTAAAAACGGTATCTCACCAAAAACAGCAAACAATGAACTTACACTTCTAAAAAGTGTGTTCAATAAACTCATTGAGCTAAATGACATTGCCTATGAAAACCCTGTCGCAAAAGTCACCAAAATAAAGATACAAGAGACTGAGCTGGCGTTCTTAACTGACGAGGACATAGAAAAGCTATTTGAAGCTATTAAAGGCGCAAGACACCCTAACCTAGAGATCGTCACTAAAATCTGTTTAAGCACCGGAGCAAGGATTTCAGAGGCATGCGGATTGCACGGTTCCCATGTGATTAAATCTGGCGATTCTTACCGCTTAACTTTCTTCAAGACCAAAGGCAAAAAGAACAGAACCATACCAATCAAAAAGTCTCTGTACGACGAAATACCCAAACACACAGGCCCATTATTCACTGACTGTAGAAAAGCCTTTGAACGTGCAATAGATCGAGCGGATATCATCTTACCAAAAGGACAATGCACACACGTAATGCGACATACCTTTGCTAGTCATTTTATGATGAATGGCGGGAATATTTTAGTACTGCAAAAAATACTAGGACATGCGAAGATTGAGCAAACTATGGTATACGCGCACTTCGCACCTAGTCATCTAGAGGATGCAATTAGGTTTGGGCCTAAGATATAGAAATTAATTCCATTCTTTAGCTGACCGAAATCAAGGTTAACTATTAACAAATAAGTAGCTCGCTAAAATACCGCACGATACATTTAAAATAGCCGCAAAAATTGTTCTTGAAATAAATTTAGAAAAAGACTTTTTGTTGTGATTTTTCTGATCGCACATATTCTTTTCATCTCCTGAGGTAAGAAGAAAAACAACATGATTTACCTTGCACTTTTCCAAACTACTATACACCGCGCTTGCTAAAAAATGACTTATTTTTCTAATCGGAGATAGAGAATATATCCCAAAAAAAATCCATATTGAAACGGCGAGAATGGGGATAGAATTATTATATATATTGCTGTCAACCCACAGGACTAAGCTAACCCAAAAAAGCGCAAACATAAACGGAGTTATATGGTGGATCGCAACTGCAATTTCATGCCTTTTTATTCTCATGCTACTCAAAAATGTGTTTAAAATCTCAGGCTCTGATAGCTTCTTCTGCCAGTCAGTCACCACGTTAATCAACTCCTTGCTGATTAGTGTATTGACGAAATCAACGCGGCACATTATTGGGGATGCTAAAGAGTCCATTTCTTCGAATTTATCTGAACTACCAGACGTCAGTAGCTGCATAAATTTACTAGGTTTAACCTCTGAAGAAATCCTTACCATTAACTTATGCCTTTGAGGCTCATTAAAAGTAGGGATATCCACATAAAACTCCCACTCAACGACAATTTCATCAATACTCTCTGGTATATCCCATTCATGTTGCTCAAACTCAACCCAAGTTCCAAATTCAGCAAACTCATTTACTGAATAACTCACCGTTGCCTTAGTAACTGACATATCGATATGGTGCGTTGCCAACTTCCTTGTAACATCACGATTAAGGTCTATTATATTTCTGAGCTTTATTTCTACAGGTTCATTAAATAGCTTTACTCTAGAGTCTGGTTTTCCGGAAAAAAGATAGAACATCGACTTAAAATGCTCTCTAGGAACCTTCGCAACTAAACCTTCGTCATCTTTTGCAAGCTCAATTACACTTTTATTATTAGACATATCCTTACCTACACTTGAAATTTTGACCACTTTTTGGCCTCGTAGATAAGATTAGACTAGATTTGTATAGACTGCATAAGATTATATCCTATTGATTTTGATATAAATCATTGATTTTAATTAACGTCGTTTAAAATCGACGCTTTCTGGACGGGGGTTCAAATCCCCCCAGCTCCACCACATTAAGTGTTATAAAACAGCCAGTTAGAGAACTTCTTTAACTGGCTTTTTTGTGTCTG